TTTATAATTATGGCTACTTATCCTGTTATCAACACAAAAACTGGTGAATCAAAAGAAGTCCAAATGAGCGTTACTAAATGGGATCAGTGGCGTAAGGACAATCCAGATTGGACAAGAGATTGGTCTGATCCTTCTACTATGCCTGGCGTAGGAGAAGTTGGTGAATGGAAAGATAAGTTAGTCAAAAGTAAACCTGGATGGAATGAAGTATTAGATAGAGCTTCTCGTCAACCTGGTGCACAAAATTTGACAATATAATGGCACGTAAAAAAAGAACCAATGATCAACCTATAGGGGTTGGTCTTACTGCAAAGCAGATGAAAAGAAAAAAACCAGTAAATATTGAATATCTTGTAGATATTCAACCTATCACGGATAATCAAAAAGTATTATTTGATTCTTATAAAGAAGGAAAACATGTAATTGCTTATGGTGCTGCAGGTACAGGTAAAACATTTATTACCTTGTATAATGCATTAAAAGATGTTTTAGATGAAAATACACCTTATGAGAGAATCTATATTGTTAGATCTCTTGTTGCTACTAGGGAAATAGGATTTCTTCCTGGTGATTATGAGGATAAGTCAGATATCTATCAAGTACCATATAAGCATATGGTGAAGTATATGTTTCAGATGCCTTCTGATGCAGATTTTGAGATGTTGTATGGTAACTTAAAGGCACAAGAAACTATTAAGTTTTGGAGTACCTCATTTTTAAGAGGAACAACACTTGATAATGCTATTGTTATTGTTGACGAATTCCAAAACTTGAATTTTCACGAACTTGATAGTATAATAACAAGGATCGGTGAAGACAGCAAAATTTATTTCTGTGGAGATGCCTCTCAGACTGATTTACAGAAAACAAATGAGCGTAATGGAATTGTCGATTTTATGAAGATCATTCGATCAATGCCATCTTTCAATTTAATTGAATTTGGTATTAATGATATTGTTAGATCTGGACTCGTAAAAGAGTATCTTATTGCTAAACTAGAACAGAATATGTAATGTTTGACCATGTTGATTTGAACCTTGAACCTCTTGAGAGAGAGACTATTGAAGGTGTTCGTTATTATTCAATTCCAGAAGTAGATGAACTAGTCAAACTAGTATCCATTACCTCTGTTACTAGTCATTTTAACAAAGAAATATTTGTTAATTGGCGAAAGAAGGTAGGTAATGAGGAAGCAGATCGTATCACTAAGGCAGCAACCAGGCGTGGTACTGATATGCATACTCTTACTGAACATTATTTAAAAAATGATCAGGAACTTCCTGAAGTTCCACCTATATCTGATTTTTTATTCAAGATAGCAAAGGGTGAACTTAATAAGATAAATAACATTTATGCTTTGGAAGGACCGCTATATAGTAAAGAACTAGGAATTGCTGGAACTGTCGATTGTATTGCAGAATATAATGGTGAGTTAGCGATAATAGACTTTAAAACATCTAAAAAACCTAAACCACGAAAGTGGATTGAGCATTACTTTGTTCAAGCAATGGCTTATGGATGTATGCTATATGAAATGAAGGGTATACCCATCAAAAAACTTGTAATCATCATGTCATGTGAAAATGGAGAATGTGTTGTCTATGAAGAAAACGATAAAGAGAAGTACATCAAGCTCCTCTCGAAATACATCCAGAAGTTCGTTAATGATAAATTGGAACTCTATGGAACCTAATAAAGAATTAGAACAGGCTATAGCAAATAAGTTCTTAACTCCTCAAAAATTTGCTATTGAGATCGAAAAGATTGTTGCCGAACAGGAGTTAAACTATATTGATGCAATACTCCATTACTGTGAATCAAACAGTCTTGAAGTAGATTCAATAACTAAACTTATTTCAAAACCTTTAAAAGAACGACTGAAATGGGATGCTATTCGTCTTAATTTCATGAAAAAAACATCAAGAGCAAAACTTCCTTTATAATGCCCACATCAACGGAATTACTACATTATCGTCTTCAAGCGATTTTGCGTGATTACAATATGCCTGATCTTGAGTATATTGGTGAACGTCCCAGTTATAAAACTGGTGATAATGTTCCTTGGTATCGTATAGGAGAAGCAGAAGTTCCTATTGATGCTATAACAGAACTTGAAACTGAAGAGGAAGATGAAGACGAAAGTGACTCCCTTTGAAACTTATCAAACTTATCTTTCAATGAAAAGTCATTTTACTAATCGTAAGTATGACTTCTTTAAATATGGTGGTAAATCCCGTGCTACTATGTCTTCTTTTAATAAAAGGAAAGATAAGTATTGGTTTGAAAAAACATCTAGAAAGTATTCTGATGAACAAGTGCTAGACTTTCTTCTAGCAAATTTTGTAAACGCTGACACACCCCAAAACCTATGGATCGGAGAGATAATCAACAGTGGCGAAAGAACATACGCAGAGTGGATGAGACGGAGACAGAGTATGACTTATATTTTCAAGGAGCAGACAGAAAAACTTCTCTTAGAGAACGACTTATCGAAAGTGTTCAATTGCTCGAAGGGACATCCCCTGTTATTAAGAAAATATCTAGGTGGAGAGATATCGCTAGAAACGCTTACGATACTGGAAAAAGTCTTTTCTTTCGTAAAAAATTTTGATAAGAAGTTAGATGATCCAGTGTGGGAATCCGTAAGTTTAAAAATTAAAAAGTATAATCCTTTCCTAAATATTAATATATTCCAGTACAAAAAAGTCTTGCGAGAACTGATAAATGAGTGAATTTTTTGAATCTGAAATAGTTCGTCAAGAACTAGAAGAGATTAATGAACTTCAGAAATCCATCTATGGGAGTCTATTCTCCTTTGCTGCGATGAATCGTGAAGATAAACTGGAACATGTTGAAATGTTGATTGAATTATTAAAAAAACAACGTATCATGTATACACGATTATCTCTTTCTGATGATCCAGAAGCGATCAAAATGAAAGAAGATCTGAAGCGAAGTATTGCAGTTATGGGATTTCCAGAAGGAACAGATATACAAGTTATATTTGAAACTATGGATCAAACCATTGCAAGTCTAAAAAAACAGGTTGACTTAATATAATTTTCTTGTTATAATTTAAACATCCAACGAATCCAATTTAATCCGAGGTATCCAATGTCGTTTGCTAATCTTAAAAAGCAATCCAAATTAGGCTCTCTTACACAAAAACTTGTGAAAGAAGTCGAAAAAATGAATAACACTGGTGGTAACACAGATGACCGCCTATGGAAATTAGAAGTAGACAAAACAGGTAACGGCTATGCTGTTATTCGTTTCTTACCTGCTCCTAACAGTGAAGATCTACCATTTGTAAAACTATACTCCCACGCCTTCCAAGGACCAGGTGGTTGGTATATTGAAAATTCTTTGACTACTCTTGGTCAAAAGGATCCTGTATCAGAGTTCAATACACAACTCTGGAACAACGGCACTGATGCTGGTAAAGAAACAGCACGTAAGCAGAAGCGTAAGCTAACTTATATCAGTAACATCTATGTTGTAAAAGATCCTGCAAATCCTGAGAATGAAGGTAAGGTATTCTTATACAAGTACGGTAAGAAAATCTTTGATAAACTCACTGCTGCAATGCAACCTGAGTTTGAGGATGAGGAAGCAATTGATCCATTTGATTTCTGGCAAGGTGCTAACTTCAAGTTGAAGGCAAAGAACGTTGCTGGTTTCAGAAACTATGATAGTTCTGAGTTTGCTCCTGTATCTCCATTACTAGATGATGATGAAGCATTAGAAGGACTCTGGAAGAAAGAGTACTCTCTTGCAGAATTGGTCGCTGCTGATCAGTTTAAGTCTTATGATGATCTGAAGAAACGTCTTGACTCTGTTCTTAGAACAACAAGTACTAGACAAGATCCTGAAGTATCTGATGAAGATGCTTTCCGTGGTTCTACTCCCAATTTTGAGAGTCGTAGAACTGCTGAAGCGACTGCAGAAGTTACCACAGCATCTAATTCAGATGATGATGACGATACAATGTCCTACTTTCGACAACTTGCCGAAGCTTAAGACATAGTAATATTTGAATTTTCAGTCCTCACAGTTGTTTCACTAACATACTGTGGGGATTGATCATATACCATAATATCTCTCATATCATTCAAGAATTGTTGTAGATGTCCTAATTTTAAGAGGTGTATATCTTTTTTATCTTCATTAATACGAACTTCATATTCATAATTACTAATACCAGT